TCATTAGATAAATTAGGTTCAACATTATGCCAAAGATAAAATGGAAACATTATAATTCTACCTTCTTTTGGTTCTAAGTGAACTTCTCTCCATAGTTCTTTTGGTGGTTTTCCAGGTTTTCTTACAGGCATATTTAATTGCGCTCCTGCTCTTGGTTCATTACAAACTAAATTACCAGAGTCTTTTGGAGCCTTTACATAATACACACCGCTAAATAAACTATTAGGATGTATATGTGGAGCATTGTACCCACCTGGTGGATTTATATTAGCCCACATATTACCTAACATTGGTTCTCTATCTAACCATTCTTCTTTCCATATGTCGTTCATCATTATAAATAATTCATTGACCAAAGGTTGAAACACAGGCATCTTATGCATTTCAGTTGTTGAGTGCCAACCATTACGATTTGTTTTCTTTACACCTGGATCTCGTTTAGACCATTCAACTATCTCATTGGTAAATAATTGATTATCTAGTTTTACATCCTTGCCATATATATTTGTTGGAAAAAATTGTTCTTTAATCATCTAAATGGTTTACCTCCAAACCAAACAACAAGAGATTGTCTAACTCCACGTTTTACAGGATTAACTCTATGATTTAAAAAAGATGCAAATACTATTGCATGACCTTGTTTTAACTCTGCAAATTTACCCGGTGCCATTAGTTCTAAATCTCCACCTTCAAACTCTGATGGATCATTTAATAATAATGTCATTGATATTTTTCTTACAGGTGGTTCGTGTTGCATGTTTACATCACAATCCATATGCCAATCATAGAATCCGCCTTCTGGATACTCTGTAAACTGAGCTTGTTCTGTAACTTGTATATCTCCAAAACCAAAATGATTTTCATTTGCTTTTTGTATAAAGTTATTAAGATCACGATACATGTGAGACATTTCTTTAAATGGTATCCAAGATATTGTTGTAACTCTTTTCTTTGTGTCTGTGCCACCTCCAGGTTTACCCATACCAACTCGTGCTTGTTGTGGTGGTTGACGTCTACCAGATTCTATAATCTGTCTACATTGATCTGGTGTAAACAATGGTGTGGTTGTTTGCACAATCCAACTTTTCCATTTAGGTTCTGTGATGTGTCTATTTTCGTACATTAACTTACTCCTCTATTTTCAATTGGGTCGTACTGCACATCCATGTTTGCAGCTAACGTTCTTCTGTACCCTGGTCCATTAAACGGATACACCGTGTGTCTTATGTCATACGGAAATATAAAAAAATCTCTCTCTTTAATTTCTGGTTGATAATCTATATTTGCAAATTGACCAGATGCTGATCCTAATATTTGTAGTCTACCATTTTGTGGTTGACCCGGTGATGAATACTCCACACCAAAACTTTGTGGTAATTTTAAAATCATTACACTAGATAAACCTGTAAACAATGTTCCTTGATGCACGTGCACTGGATTATATTCGTGTTCAAACATTTGATTAACCCATACAGAATTAAAATGCATTTCATATTCTCTTACTTTGTTCCATTGTAAATAATGATTAAATTTTTGATGAAACCATTGTAATACGTTTTGTGGTAAATGATTGTGTCTAGTCATCTTTTCACTATCTTGACCATCAAAAAACAAACTATGTTCTTTTTCTATTTTACCAACTAACTGTTTATTAGCTGATTTTAATTCAGGATATTTAGTTTCATAAATGTGGTTAATAGTATTGAATACATCTAATGGCACTTGATATCTTAATACTGATTGACCTAAAAATATAAATTTAAAATCTGATGTGTCCATACTTTTCTTTTATCCTTTCTGGAATTTTTTCTATGTAAGGGTTATACACTTTTCTTACAGGTCCATCAAATAGTTTATGCATGTTACTACCAACTACTCTGTCATCATAAGATAAACCATTAACTTTTACTTGATCTAAGTTATTAAATCTATGATTAAAATAAGGTTCACCTAAAAACTCATATATTTTTCTAAACTCTTGTTCTGAGTTTGTAACCATGTCATCATATTTTACATAATGACAAAGACCTGGATAATTATATGAATTTTTTATAGCTTCTAAATCTTTTGCAACGGCACCTTCTCTATTCATAATCATACTTAATTTTTCATCATCATTTTTACAATTGTATCTATTAGGAAATGCATCAGAGTTTTCTGTGTACCATTGCATATAACTTGCAAGCACATCCATTAAATTTCTAAGTAGCACAATACACTTAAATGGACGTTTATAATGTTTTTGCATCAGTGCTAAATTACCAACAGTTGTAACAGGACCTCTATCTATAATTATTCTTTGTGGCCAGTCTTTATAATAATTATCATATACTGCATCTAATACATTATCTAAAGATTTATGATCTGGATAATTATGAAACACATCTGTTTGTTTTAACAAAAACAAATCTTTTATTATCTCTAATGTAATAGAGTTAGGGGTTGCAGCTATCTCAGGATTCTGATTCATAATACTTGCAAATAAAGTATTACCTGATCGTGGCAGTGCAACTAAAAAAAATAGTTGTTTATTTTTCTTTGGCTCCGAGGTCACTAGTTAATTGTTCTTTCTTGTTGTAAATCATTTCTCCTGATTTTTTAACTCTTTCTATTGTTTTTAACTGACCTAACACATTAAATATTTCTGGTTGTGAAGAACCAGATGATAATGTTTCTGCTTTGTTTTTCATAATGTGATGATAAGACTCTAATTGGTGTCTGTTAACATCTTGAGTATCAAATGTACCATCGTCAAATTCTTTTTTAAGTTGTGACCATAGTTTAATTTCTCTCATACGATCTTTTGCAACTAACTGCATATTAGCTAAACCATATCTAGCTTCATCAAGATCTATTTTATATTTTTCTAATTTGTATTCGTCTTTTTCTGTTTCAATCTTTTTCTCTAACCACTTAACTTTAGCCTCTTGTCTTCTGCAATCAAATGACAGACTCATTAAGTTTTCTAAGAATACGTTTTGTTCTCTAACACACTGCCAATACTTTGCAGCTTTGGTTGGATATTTCATATCTTGAAGAACAGACATTCTCATTTCTGTCTCTGT